TTGGTGGTGACCAGGATATGATGATACCTTTTGAAGTATATCTTTGTGGTGATTGTGGTGCAGAACAAGAACTTTTTAAACCGGTACAACTTAGAGCATTAGAACAAAAAGATAAATTAACCGCAGCGGAAACTCGCTCATTAGATTTAGATATTACAAATGGCTAAAGGATTATTTGACCATATCAACGCAATTACAAAAGACCAGGACCCAAAGTATTGGGATAAGCTAGAGGATGCGGATAAAAAGACCTGGAGTAATTGGTTAATCATTCGTTATATGTCTATGAATCCAGATTGGATTGAGATGATAGCGGAAATACAACCTTATATCCAAGAAGCACCACCTAAAGCTGTTTACAAAGCGCTTATTGGAATTATACCAAAAGGTAAAACCTATCTTCGTTATATGAAGGGTAAATCGGTAAAAGATTACGAACAATGGATTATTGATTTGGTAGCTAAATGGTATGAAGTTTCTACAAAAGAAGCATCTGAATATCTTGATATATTATACGAAAGTACCTCTGGTAGAGAAGAAATCAAACGAATTGCTGAGGCTTTTGGTACAGAACCTAAATTAATTACCAAGTTAAAACTCAAAGTTTAATTTGGTAATATCACCATTTTTTCGTATCTTTATATAAATCAAACAAATGGCAAAAGTATCATTTTCGCAGTACTCAATGTGGAGTAACTGCCCTCAACAATATAAGTTAAATTATATAGATAAACTCGGAGAATCTTCGGGTAATATCCATACTATATTTGGTAGCTCAATGCACGAAACTATCCAACACTACCTTTCGGTAATGTATGGTGTATCCAAAAAGCAAGCTGATGAGATTGATTTGGATAAGTTATTATTAGATAGATTAAAAGAAAATTTTACTAAAGAAAAAGAAGCATTGAGTGAAGGTACTCCTTGTACTCAAATTGAATTGGAAGAATTTTATGGTGATGGTAGAAGAATATTAACTTGGTTTAAAAAGTATTGTAGTAAATTCTATTCTAAATCTGGATATGAATTAGTGGGTATTGAAATTCCATTGAATGCAACTATTAAAACGGGTGTACATTTTATTGGATTTATTGATATTGTATTGAGAGATTTGGCAGAAAACTCAATTATAATTGTTGACTTGAAAACATCAACGATGGGATGGAATCAATATCAAAAGGCGGATAAATTAAAAAATTCTCAAATTCTTTTATACAAAAAATATTATTCAGAATTGTTTAATATTCCAATGACTAAAATCAAAGTGGAATATCAGATAATGAGAAGAAAACTTCCTGAAGATTCTGCATTCCCAATTCCTTATATATCAAAACACGTTCCACCAAACGGAACTCCATCTGTAAATAAAGTATATGATGAGTTTATGGAGTTTATTAATACCGTATTTGATGATGAAGGTAATTACAAAGATATAGCATACCCTAAAGTGCCTGGACAAAACAAAAAGAATTGTAAATGGTGTGAATTTATGAATAGGGGTATATGTGATGGAAAACCTTAAAAAAAGTTTTTTAAAACTTATTGTTTTTTCTTTTTGTATCAAGAAAACACAAAACTTACAACTGTGAAAATCTTGAAAGATGTATATTCATCATTTAAAAAAGTATCTTTTGATTCCGATGTTACCTTACAAAAGTTGGTAAACCGAACTGTTGAAAGATATGTTTCTGACGAAGAGTTTAGAAAAGAAATGAACGAATACTTAAAACTACAAATTTCAGGTTCACAATTTTAAAATTAGTTATGGCAAAGAAAAAAATATTGTTACTTTCAGATGATTTAAGAATGGCGAGTGGTATCGCTACGATGTCCAAAGAATTAGTATTAGGGACAGTTCACAAATACGATTGGTTTCAGGTAGGTGCAGCTATTAACCATCCAGAGCAAGGAAAGGTATTAGATGTTAGCGATGATATTCGTAAAACTTATGGGGTAGAAGATGCTAATGTAAAAATACTTCCTTGGAATGGGTATGGAAATGCGGATTTACTTAGACAATTAATTAATGCAGAAAAACCAGATGCTATCCTACACTTTACTGACCCTCGTTATTGGACGTGGTTGTATGAGATAGAACATGAAGTAAGACAAAATGTTCCAATCCTTTTTTACGCAATTTGGGATGATTTGCCAGACCCAATGTATAACCGTAACTACTATGAGAGTTGTGATTGGATTGGTTGTATTTCTAGACAAACTTATGGCATCATTAAAAGAATTGGTGCAAGAAACGATAAACCAACTTGGATTACAAAAGATGATTGGCAAGTGAGTTATGTACCGCATGGTATTAATACCGATGTTTACAAACCAGCAGAAGTATCTGATGATTTTTACAAAGATGTGTTGGGTGATAAAAAATATGATTTTGTACTTTATTGGTCAAACCGTAATATTAGAAGAAAGCAACCATCGGATGTAATATATGCATACAAATTATTTTGTGATAAGATTGGTAAAGAAAAAGCAGATAAATGTGTATTGTTAATGCATACGCAACCTGTGGATGAAAATGGAACTGATTTACCGGCAGTAATTGAAGCGATAGCACCCGATGTGAATATTGTTTTTTCAGAGAAAAGAAGACCTCAGCAAGAATTAAACTTACTTTATAATATAGCAGATTGTACCATCAACATCGCAAACAACGAAGGATTTGGATTAGCAACTGCAGAATCAATAATGGCGGGAACACCAATCATTGTAAATGTAACTGGTGGATTGCAAGACCAATGTGGATTTAAAGTTGATGGTAAATTACTAACCGCAGAAGATTATGTAAAGATTGGTTCTTTGCATGAGTGGAGAAAGTGGGAAGGTAAAGCAGAACCTGGTCCTTGGGCTACACCTGTTTGGAGTAGAGCATTGGCATTAGCAGGTTCAGTACCAACCCCATATATTTGGGATGATAGAGTTGATTTGCATGATGTTGCGGATGCAATTCTCAAAGTGTATAATACACCAAAAGAAGAAAGAAAAGAAAACGCATTAAAAGGTAGAGAGCATTTTATTAATGAGGCTGGATTAAATCATACAAATATGTGTCAAACATTAGTAGATGGAATTGAATCTACATTAGAAAACTGGAAACCAAGAAAAAGATTTGAAGTATTCAAAATTAAATAAGTTATGAGCAAACCAATATTAGTATTTCAGGGCCCTATTTTTACGAGAAGTGGATATGGTGACCATTGTAGAGATTTGATGAAATCACTTCGTAAAATGGATAAGTACGATATAAAAATTATTCCACTACGTTGGGGTAATACTCCGCAAAACCAAGTTGATGGTGAAAGTGAATTTGGAAGATGGATGTTAGAAAGAGTTATTACTGGAATTGAACAAAAACCAGATGTGTTTATGCAAGTTTCAGTAGCTAACGAATTTGAACCAAAGGGACACTATAATATTGGTGTAACTGCTGGTGTTGAAACAACAATTTGTCCAAAAGATTTTATTGATGGTTCTAACAAAATGGATTTAATCATTGTACCTTCTAATTTTACAAAACAAAATGTAGGAGCTACTGTATATCAACAAAAAAATACACAAACTGATGAAATATTAGGTGAAATAAAAGTTCAAAAACCAATTGAAGTTTTATTTGAAGGTGTTGATGTTGAGATTTTCTCAAAAGGAAATAGTAAAGATGTACTAGAAAATGTAAAAGAAGATTTTTGTTTTTTAATAGTTGGGCATTGGTTGAAAGGAGATTTAGGACAAGATAGAAAAGATATTGGTATGGCAATTAAAACATTTGCTACCGTATTCCAATATCTACCAAAAGATAAAAGACCTGGTCTTATTGTTAAAACATCGCATGCTGGATTTAGTGTAATTGATAGAGAAACAACACGTCAGAAAATTGAAAGTGTAGTAAAACAATTTGGAGATAAATGTCCATCTATATACCTATTACATGGTGATATGGAAGAAACTGATATGAGTAACTTATACCATCATCCAAAAGTAAAAGCAATGTTATCTTTTACAAAAGGTGAAGGATATGGTAGACCAATGGCTGAGTTTACTTTGACCGGTAAACCAATATTAGCAAGTGGTTGGAGTGGTCATATTGATTTTTTACCAAA